GAAATCATCGCACTCCGGGTATTCTGAAAAGAAACCCATACGCACATATAGACTATTTGCTCCGCAATTGGTCCATACTGTCATATTGTTTCCTGACGTATTCATACTGTATGTCATTACCATGGTACCATTCCAATCGATCATGGGATGTACAATGTCGGACACCATCATTTTCATGATAAACAAGTCCTCTAAGCTATAACCACCAATCTGTGCTAACTCAATCAATGACAAATAATACGTTGACGTCACCTGGGCGTTCATCTTAGCATCGAACTTAGAATAATCCCATGCTAAGACATTTTCTTTGGATTTACTTTCTACATGATCCATAAGCTCTTCCCACTCAGGAGAAAAACTATTCAGTCCAACTGCACACTCACTCTCCAAAGGATGTTTTCCAAGGAAGCGTGCTAATGGTAGAAAGTATTTCCTGATGCACAAACCTAGTGCAATAGATCCAGCCATAAAAACTCTTACTTTTTCAGAGTCCTTCTCCACGACCTCATCCTTGAGCGTTGCGGAGCATACTGGATAACCTCGTTCTCCTGCCTTCCAACAAGAAACCAATCTGTCAACCTCTTCCAAGATTTCGGGGGCTGGTTCTCTATCTACCAATTGACCCTGGTCATTGTAGATATCTGTGAACATAGTACTTTTCTTCCCAAACAACGGAAATCCAAGACTAGTACTCATTGGGATTGGATCTAAAAATCTCTTCCCGGGAACCCCCATCACAGTTTCCTGCATGGTCAAAGGCCTAAAATCTTCGTGATCAACATACTCTTCCATCAAGGACTTTAGTGGTGTAACCCAATCCACTCTTGCTCTTTCAAGCAATGTTGGATCAAACATAATACCGGGTTTAGCAACGTGTTCAAGTGTTTTATTGTACACTTGCCAATTAGGCACAAGTTTGGGCGCTCCCCACTTATTTTCCACTCCAAAATGTTTTTCAACCAGCTCAGATATCACTGACTCCTTGACAGTGCTTTTCTGTTGAGCTCGCAACTTGACACTACCCAAGACTTCTAGTTGGTAATCATTATCCAATGTCACAAATACTGACTTTGGATGTGGCTCTGTGGACGATAATAGGTTCCTTCCGTACTGCTGGTCAGGTATCTTTCCGGTCTGTGATGATATAAGCACACCAGGTTTTTCCTCCAACTGATTTCGCATCTGTTGATAATCACCTAATGTTACTGTTTGCATAGCACAAGAACCAGAAGATGTGCCCGCCACATGGAAACCAACAATCACAGGAGACTTCTCACACAGAATCAAGGGAGACATACATATGCCAACCCTTTGTTGATCTGTGTTATAATGTCCCCCATAAATGTGGTCATCACAATATGACAAGTCAGTAACAGTCTCGTGCGTGACGGCAACAATATCTGAAAACACC